TTTTTGCCCGTTTGTCAAGTTCTGCATGGATGGTCTCCGGTGTTCGATGCCCCTTGGGAGCTGACCATCTAATTAAGCATGCCCGTGATAGGACCAGTAGTCCGCCTCTTCTTTGCCGAAGCGAAACAGCAGCTCCTCGCCAGTCTCAAACGTCCACTTGTGTGCACTGACGTTGTACTTTGCACCGGGGAATATCTGCGTAAACCACTTCTGCGACTTGTTGATGATGTCGCCAAGCTCAGGGTAAGTCTGTCGGAAGATGACGCCGCGCCACTCGCGCCCGAAGCCTCTGCCGACCATCTGCGCAAAACACATGAGCAGAGCGTCGGTCTTGCCGCCGCCGCGATTGCCCTCAAGCAGGACCTCGTAGTAAGGGCAGGAAAGAAAGGTGCGCTGAGAGCCGGGGAGCGGCTGCCAGACGACATTAGGAGCGGCCATGCTTCTTGCTCCACTCATCTTCGGACGGTACCTGATCGACCAGAAGAACGCCGCCGGCAGTGTCTGCCTTCTCTTCCCCCTGCTCGAGGCCTACCCACTTGGCAATATCTGCGGCCGCATTGCGGGCAGTGGCTGCATCGACCATGCGGTAAACCGGCTTTCCGTCAGGATCGACCTTCTGTCGACCACTGGACGAGTCCATTACCGGCGTCAGCTGAGAGCAGGCGTCTACGATAGCTTTCATCTTGCGGAGCGCCCATGCTTTGTTGAGGCCGAGCGCTTCGAGAATCTGAGGCATAGCGCCGTTGATTGCCTTTTTGATGTGCGGCTGGCGCAACTTCTCACAGCCGGTTTGTGCCGCACGCCTAGCCGAGTAGCCCGCCTTAAGAGCAGCCTCAGTGTTCGAACCTGTCGCAAGATATGCCTGGACGAAGATGCGTTCTTTCGGCGTAAGGGGAGTGTCTTCGTTAATCTCTCTCATTCTTTCATCCACGATTCAGCCGCCTTCACAAAGACGGCACCCTTGATCAGTACGGTCAGATAGCGAGGACAGAGGCGAGCGCACTCTCTACGATCACGAGAGTCCAAATAGCGCACAAGGCACCGAGGCAAGTCCCCGCGCTTGCCATAGGTCCATGCAGAGATCACGCCGATGCGCCCGGTAGGCGTCTGCACCAAAGAGCCGATAGAGCACCGCTCAATGTCGTCCGTCTCCATGTCCTCACCTCCAATCATCAGTGCTCCTCAGTCCAGTAGAGATCAATGTCAACACGCCCGTTGGGTCGATCCGGCTCACCTACATGCGGCTCAAGCAGGTGGAACGTGCTGTCGTTGACGCGCAGTGCATCAGCAATGCCGTCAAGCGTCGGCTTGAGCGAGGCGATTAAGTTGTCCTCATCGCGTTGGCGACGTGTCGGCGGATAGAACGAGCACTTGTACTCGATGCGCCTCAAGGGAACGGCGCGCTCACCGTGGGCGCGGGAGCAAGTCTCCCAGTAGGCGTAGTTCCTTGCTTTCTGGACCTCTGTCCTTTTTTTAGCCCAATGAACGCGAGCATTGGGAGAAAGGACAATTGACGGCCACGGGACCGATACGCGCAGATGCTTCCGCCTCATTTCGCCCCCTCCGTTACGTCCGTTAACTCTTGGCCCTTCCTCTCCCACACCTCTTCCGGCGACAGAGCAATCGGCTGCGCACAGCGTCGAAGAGAGTATTTGCCGTACTTGGAGAGCTTGAGTGGCACGGGTTTGCAGGACGTTCGAGAATTGCCGAAGGTCCACGACTGACCGCGAGAGAAGACCTGTCCATCCTCTCGAACGAAGTAGCTTTTAAAGCCCTGAATCTCAAAATATTTCATTGGAAAACGTCCTTAAGCAGGTAACAAATGGCCGCAATCGAGCCGAAAACGTGCAGTTGCGTCCTGTAAATTCGTTGAGGATCATCAGAAAACCTCCTCAGCAGAGCGACGGACGGATTCACGCCTGCACCGTCCAGTAAAGAAAAGCTTGTAAGACGACTGGATGACGCGAGAAACCACGCGCTCGGTCAACAGGTTTACCAACTCAGAGCGATCGAGGTTCGTGACGAGAATGGTCGGGCGACCGTTCTTGATACGGCCATCAATGATCTGGTAGAGACGCTTCTTCTCGTCGGCGTCGCCAGACTGGACACCGATCTCGTCCAGTACGAGACAGGACACCATGCAAAGCTTTCCGAGAGTTTCGGCAACGTCAATGCGATTGACGCGGTCGGAGATTCGGTCGAAGAGGTCGGGGATTGTGATGTAGTACCCAGGCAGCCCCTGACGATCGAGCTCTTTCAGGATCGAGTAGGCGAGGTGCGTCTTGCCCGTGCCATAGTTGCCGAAGAGCAGAAGACCCATGGAGTTTTTAGAGCGCCAATCCGGTTCCTGTGCGTTATGCGCCCTCTCTCGCTCAAGCTCACGTTCCGTGAATCGCTCGGCAAAGCGGCGGCAGATGGACAGGTTGCGCTCTTCTTCCTGCGTCTCAGGTTGATAGTTGGCGAAGCAAGGCACGTCGAAGTCCAGCGGCCTTTCGCAGTGAAGCGCACGAGTCAATCCAACGGCGCGCTCTTTCGCGTCCGCCTGCATCTCTGCAAGCAGCGTGTTGCGCTCCTTCTCAATTCGTCGACATTCCGGACAGTACGGCTCAGCCCAAGAGCCGTCGCGACGCTGATAGGTGGTGTACGTCTGGACGCCGTGAATCTGGCATTCGAACGTAACCTCCTTCGAAGCGGGGGCGGCAAAGGCCGTTTTGAGTTTCGTGGTGATGTCAGTAGTCATTGTTTACCAGTCAAAGTAGTCACGTTCGGATTGTTTTTTCTCGACGAACTGACCGGGTCGAGAAGGTGAGTGAGTAGGTGCACGTTTGAGCATCGGACGACGTTTCCAGTCTTCGGCGTTATGGAAGCTGCGGACGAAGTTTCTCCAAGTGCCCTTCCAGTCCTTTTTGATTGCCTTAGCTCCAGAGAGTCCGTTCCAGTAGTCCTTGAAGTTTTCAAAGAGACGCTTAGGATCAAGGTCAGGTTCTTCCTGTTCTGCGAAAGCTTTCCAGTCGTCTGGGAGTTCTGTGATTGAGAGTCGAGAACCCTTGTCCGTTGCTTGCCGTTTTGGCTTTTCGATCTTTTTGACGGTGTTGTCAAAATGATCGGTTTCCCACGGCGCGTGCGCGGGCAAGCTACCTTGTTCCTCTTCCTTGTTAGATTCCTTGTTAATTCCTTGTTCGGGTGTAGTTTCATACAGGGGTGTACTGCACTTTCCTACAGGGGTCCCCTGTATTTTTCTACACCCCTCCCCTGTACTTTCCTGCAGGGGTGTGTTTTCATACAGGGGTGTACTTTCTTCACCCCCTGCATTTTCTTGCCCCCCTGTAACTTCTTGCAGAGGGGTAGGCAAAGGAAGTCGATCAAGGTGCAGGGTGAAATACCTCTTCTGGCCAGCCTTCTGAGTCGACGAAATCAACCCTAAGCTGTGTAGGGTCTTAAGCGTTGTCCTTACAAGTCGGTCGTTGACGCGAGAGATTCGCGAGATGGCTTCTGTCGACGGGAAGCAAGCCCCCGTCTCCTTGTTCAGGAAAAACGCGAGGGCTTCCAGCACATCGACCTGAGTGCGATCGGTCAAACCCGAAGCACGGACTTTATGCATAGCCTCGTAACTCATTCAAAACCTCAACGGATGGTTTTGGTCATTCGTAAAATGTCGGCAGCGAACTGGCTGACCTCCTCCGGCTTGCAGCCAGTCAGACGGCAAAACGGAGCAAGGTAGTTTCGCGTGACGGAATTCTTGGAAACCCACCGCTTAACCGTTTGACGGGAAATACCAAGGTCGTCGGCGAGTTTTTGCTGAGTGCCATATCGAGAGATGGCATCTCGAACAGAAACTTTCTTCATGTGGTACCTCATAAAAATTAATGGTACCAGTATCGTACCACACTTGGTAACCGTGTGGTACCCTAATACGGTCCGTTTGTTGGTACCATCCGAGTACCAAAGGAGGCCTTATGTCTTTCCCTGCCCGCCTAAAAGCCCTGTTAGAAGAGCGCAAAATTTCGATGCGTGAGCTTGGCCGCCGGATCGGCACGAGTCACGTCACCGTTGGAAAATGGCTGTCTGGCATCCAGATGCCATCCGACGAGAACCTCGAGGCATTGGCCGAGTACTTCCATGTCACTCCCGCTTTCCTGAGGTTCGGCGATACGTCCCTGTCTTGCCCGCAAACCCTAGAGCCCAATGCGGACGTCGTTTCGATCCCTGTGTTCGACGTCAGGGGATCGTGCGGCTACGGCGGGGAGCTTGCCCAGACCATCCAGTTGGTCCAGATGCTCCGCGTCACCAAACAGTGGCTACTGTCAAAGTCGACCTCCTCCCTGAACTTCCAGACCCTCCACATCATCACCGCCGACGGCGACAGCATGGAACCAGGCATCAAGCGCGGCGACTTCGTCATCGTGGACACGTCACAGAGCCGCTTCATTGCCGACGGCCTCTACGCCGTTCAGTATTCAAACGCCGTCTTCATCAAGCGCGTACAGATCCACCCAGGAGGCAAGGTCGAGCTGATCTCAGACAACCCGAAGTACAGGCCGATCCAACTGGATACCTGTGAATCCGTCGAAGTGATCGGCAGAGCTGTCCTTTGCTTTAACGTGCGAGAACTCTAGCGCCCGGCTACCCTCCCCCACCCTCAATCCCGCCTCGTGCGGGATTTTTTTTGCCCTCAAAAAATGCCCGTTGATCTAAATCAAACCATTCCATGATTTTGGTAACCTGTGACTACCATCCTCGGTACCGTCGTGGTACCATGAACGTACCAAATGCGGAACGGCATCCGTTCCACTTGGTACCCAAGCCGCAAGGCTTGGCGTCGATGGGAAGGGCATCGAATCTCGGCACTTAGCTGTGTCGGGGACCGCCTGGGCGGCGGCTGTGGCGTTGGTTAGAAGGGTCTAGCGACGCGCAGTACAGCCCAGACCGGTAGTCGCAAAGGTCGCGTATGAAAAGTACACGGATGTCGGTAAAGCGTCGGGATGGGATCCACCTGCAAGCGACACATCGCTACACCCAAGTAGATCGATCAGGATCAGTCTTCGGACAGAGGGCATGTTAGCCCCGAGCGGCCTGAGCGCAGACGATGCGCAGCCGCGACCTGATCGAAAGCCGATCTAAGCCCTTTCTCCAGAGAGGGCTTAGGTGGGTTTTCGAAAGGAGATAACAATGGATGTTGAAATAATCGACAAGCGCCTGGTGGTAACGCCAACCACGCACGAC